ACGTACCTGCAACCTTACGCGCATGTTATGCGTGCGATCCTAGAAACGGATCCGACTTTACACTCTGGGCTTAGCTCAGGGAATCAAGCCTGGAACTTCACAAAAGATTTGTTCCATGAATACGGTGCTGTGCCCGCACAAAGCATCTTTGATGCGTGTCTCTTAGGAGACTTAGAGAAATCTACAGATTATTTCGATTATCGAGCCTGTAGACTCCATATGGACTCCTTCTGGCAAAGCTGGAAGGGGGTAAGCCCATATTTCCGATATGCACACGAGCTGATTCTTCAGCCGTTCATCATTCATCATGATGGTTCAATGCACATCTCGTCCCGAGGCGCCCTTATGGGTTTACCCGGGACGAAAGTCCTACTCCATACAATCAGCAAAGCGATTGATGTTTTGGCTAACGGCCTTGAAAGGCCGAGAAACCCCCGCATTCTTCAATGCACCTCTTGGAGGTGTGCAGGAGATGATATTGTCAAGTTGGGAAAAATTCCTGTACTTGAACAGTATCTGCCATCTGCTCTCTGTTATAGGGTTAAACCCTCAGAGGACAAGTGGGGTATTTACCTCCGAGGAGGAAAATACTGTGAGAGAGCTCTCTTCTTAGAAGGGAGTCTGTCTACTGAAGTAATTCAGCAGAGCCTCTACCAGGATATAATCCCAGTAAGGCTCTTGTCTCCTGAAACAAAAATGTTCTCAGGTGACGAAGACACGAATCCTGCCTTTGGCAAAGGATTCGCCTTGGGGAAGGAACTCGAGTGGTACACTGGAGACCCTTCAAAGAAAGCCATAGCCGCAAGATTATTCATCGAAAACCTTAAGGAATTCGGTAATATCAAGGCTATCGCGGCTTTGCCGCGATCTTGTCAGGGTTTTGGACTGTTTGGATACCAAACAACCCAAATCCCAGGAGAAATCAGGAAAGCTATACGCTTAGCGAGCTCAACTGATTACGAAGAAAAGAGATTGGGGTTTAAACTCCTAGCTCTTCTCCGGACACCCCTTCTACTTAATAGGGGGGTACCCATAGGACTCAGCGTAAAGGATGAACCTTATGCTGAGATCATAAGAGAGTTCATACCATGGTGTGATACTCTCGAAGCATCAAATGCTTCAGGATGTAATTTCAGGAAATTTTCCCATAAATTATCATTCTTAAGATCTAACGGATGGATCACATTCGACGATCTTATGGCCCGACAAAAGGCTACTCCCTTCTGGGAGCTGTTGAAGAGGCAACCAACCAAAGGTTGGAAGACCGCTAAACTAGAGGATAGGCTTACAGCCATCCGAAAGTCTCTACCTGTGCTCGACGAAGTCGAGGAGGAAGAATGGGTGAGAATGATGGAAAATCCACCATCTCAACCCGGTCCATTATGGACCCGCGAAGAGTATCTCACTATC